CATGGCAAAAGTAAACGTAGTAAACAAACAAGTCCGCATGGATTTGGATGATATAATCAAGTATCAGCTGATCACTCATTGCTATATTAACCGTATACTTTTGAGTGATCTAGATCTTGATTGTCTTACAAGTCTTGGTAAAATGGGTGAGTCAGAGCTTACAGACTTTTGTGCGTACATGGCTGAAAAGCGTTTACAACATAAGCTTAAGAATTGGAAACCCGCAAAATCAAGTGAAAGAATGCCGGATGCATCTCCACAGACCATCCGCAATGTGTTAATCAAAGTTGAAAAAGAAAACTTAATAGTAAAATCTGGTAAGGGACGTAAGCGCATAAGTTTAAATCCTGACTTGAAAATACAAACAAGTAACAGCATTTTACTGAATTACAAAATTGTACATGTTGCTGCCGAAGAAACCAACTGAGTTCTATAAAAAAACTGCTGAAGAAAACAACGTGAGTGAGGAACTTGTAGCTGACTTAATTTCCTTCTACTGGAAAGAAGTCCGTAGAGTAATGTCTAACTGTGAAGCTCATAATGTAATAGTTGAAGGCTTAGGAACTTTTAAAGTCAAGTATTGGAAAATAAAAGAGGTTCTACTAAAACATGAGAACATCTTAAACAAGTACAAGATTGATGTTGAAGCTGGAGAGAAAATAAGCTTTTATAAGTTCTCTATACTCAAAGATGTACAAGAGAACATGAATAAAATACTAGAACTTGAGAAGATGATTGAAGCAGACAACCTTAAAAAACAAAGTGTAAAACAAAAACGTTATGATCAAAAAGTTAAAAACAATTTGGAAGAACCGGGCGCAGATATGGGCCGGCTTCAAGAACCTGATATTCAGGACTGACTTTACAGAAGAAGTATACTACATGCGCATGAAAGAGTGCAAGAAGTGTCCTATGATGGACACTCTTGGAACAGACTGCACAGTAGTAGGTACACAACCTTGTTGCTCCGTTTGTGGATGCAGCCTTGCCTTAAAATTAAGATCACTAGAATCTGAGTGTCCTCATCCAGATGGACCTAAGTGGAAGGAGGTAAAACAATGAGTTTCCAAAAATGCCCAATATGTAATGGTACAGGAAATGATCCTTTTATAGTAACTGGATCTTTTACAAGTTATCCTTGTCCTACTTGTAAAGGAGTAAGAATAATTGATGATGTAACAGGAATACCTCCAGTAATAGAAGAAAAGCATAATATCTTTGAACCTGTAGAGCCTTGTAATGCTGATATTCAAAATGCTTTTGTCTGTAATACTGAATATAGAAGAGCAGACTTAAAAGCAACATCAGATGCTTTTACAGTTTATGCAAAAACAGCATCAACTCAAACACCTACTTAAGATGTCAGTAATATTCAAAGCGGAGAATCACAAGTATGAAAGCTTGGATCCCAATGAAAGAATAGACTGGTTAAGTGTTACAAAGTTTGTAAGTGAATTCAAGCAACCTTTTGATGCAATAGCTCAGTCTATAAAATCTTCAAAGAACCCAAAGTCTAAGTGGTATGGAATTTCTCCTGAAGACATTCAAGCTCACTGGGCAACAACTACAGAAGAAGCAATTAATAGAGGCTCTGTTTATCATGAGCAGAGAGAACTAGACATTACTAGTTTAGACTCTATACAAAAATCTGGAAGAGCTATTCCTATTATAAGACCTATTTTTGAAAATGGTGTAAAAAAAGCTCCTGAGCAAAGATTAACAGAAGGGATTTATCCTGAACATTTTGTATATTTGAAATCAGCAGGTTTGTGTGGACAATCAGATATGGTTGAAGTAGTTAAGGATCTAGTAAACATAATTGACTATAAGACTAACAAAGAGATTAAAAAAACCGGCTTTACAAATTGGGAAAAGATTACACAGAAAATGACTGGTCCATGTGCTCATTTGGATGATTGCAACTTTAATCACTATTCATTACAGCTGAGCATATACATGTACATCATTTTAAAACATAATCCTAAGTACAAACCGGGTAAAATGTTTTTGCACCATGTAATCTTTGAAAAAGAGAGAGAGGACAAATTTGGGAATGCAATTCCAAAAAAGGACGCAAATGGAGACCCTGTTGTTAAAACAGTAATACCTTATGAGGTACCGTACTTGAAGAGTGAAGTAATTGCAATGATAAACTATTTAAAAGCAAACAAAAAATGAAGCACTTGAAAAATGAGTAACCATGAATTTGAGCACAGACATTTGTTCTGTGAAAAAGTTAAAATGAAAAAGAAAAAGTTTAAAATTGATGTCACGTACTTTCCTGGAATATGCTTTGGTGTATCCTTTCCAATGACAGACTACGTTGACTGCACACTTTGTATAGTGTGTTTTGGTGTTCACCTTAAATGGCGTAAGAGATGATTATTAAAATGTTTGACATACTAGGGGGACAAGTTGTGATCAATCACAATTGTTTGTCTATACCTGAGCTTAAAGCTATACATGACTTTTATGAGGATCCTATTCCCGCGTTTAATTTCTTACACTATAGGTATGATATAGAAAGCCCTTATGCAAATATTCCTGAGGGTGAAAAAGATGATGTTTTAATTACAGACTTTGCTGGAGATTATACTCTTGAAGATGAGGTAATGATTGCAGCCATTAATAAACTAGAAGAACTTTATGTAACCCCAACTTACAGATATTACCTTGACAACAAAAACTTACTTGAGAAACTCAGTCATTTTGCAAGAACTGCACCTGTTACAACAGGAAGAGACGGTAACATTGGAGCATTACAATCACAAGTAAAGTCTGTAGGTAAAACCATACTAGAATTTAAACAGCTTGAAAAAGTAGTATTACAAGAACTTGAAGAATCAAAAGGCCGCACACGCGGAGGTAAAAAATTAGCATATGATCAATAGTCAAAGTCATCTCTATGACTGGTTGTTTCATTACAACCATCATACAAATTCATGGGCAGCTTTTAGAAGAGAAGATGCTCAAGATTATTTTAATGGCATTTACAAAAACGTAATTAAAAGCAAAGCACAAAAAACTCTAGAAGGTTTAATAACAGCACATGAAGGAGATCTTGAAAGCATTCAAGATTTCATGAAAAAAATCAAGTGAGCACAGAACCTTACATAACAATCCCTACTTGGGATAACGGTGAATGGACCACTACTTCTTTTGAAACACAAGAGTCATACAAAACTTTTGTTGTGTCAATGTTTAAAGTACCAGGAAAATATAATTTTGATGACACAGCTATTGAGTTTAATGCGCAAGCACGGAAGTTTCAAAGAACCGGATACTTTTGTCCATATCCTGAAGGCAGCCGTGATTTTATTGGATATTGGAATGATCAAAAAGAAAAATGCAGAAAAGGTGTAATTTTTAAAGGATCAAAAGACACTTGGTTCCTTCCACGGGAATACTATATGTGGGTTAACTTCCTTCCAATTAATGACAAGGTAAAACGTAAGTTTGACTTTCCTGAAATTTGGGATGGTCAGTATCACATGTCTCTATATGAACTATGTGCAGAATTACACTGGATGCATTGTGTAGTTTTAAAGAAACGTCAGTTTGGATCATCTTATTACCACTGTGCTAAACTTATAAATCAAATCTGGTTTGAAGAAACACCTATACTTAAAATGGGTGCAAGTCTCAAAGACTACATCAATGATAAAGGTTCATGGAAATTTTTAAATGAGTACAAGTCTTTCTTAGATGACAAGACTGCTTGGTACCGTCCTATGAATCCTGGTAAAGTTTTAATGTGGCAACAACAAATTGAAGACACAGGACCTGATGGACGTAGTACATTAAAAGGACTAAAAGGAACTTTACAAGGTGTAAGTTTTGACCAGAATGACACAACCGGTGTAGGGGGTGCTATACGCTACTTTTTTTATGAAGAGGCTGGTATCGCACCTAGCATGGATAAAACAGTTGAATATTTGTTTCCCGCTTTACAATCCGGTGATATTACAACAGGAACTTTTATATCTGCAGGTACTGTGGGTGATCTTGATCAATGTGAACCATTGAAGCACATGACCTTGTTTCCTGTAGTGAATTCTATATACCCTGTTACTACAGACTTATTAGATGATAAGGGTACAATAGGTGAGTCAGCTTTGTTTATTCCTGAACAATGG